GAGAAAAAGGAACCTGACGCATCTTCAGGAAGAAGACGGAATGAAACTTCAAACATTGATGGTTCGTCACGCTTAGCGGACACAGTTACGTTCTCAATTGATAGAGCACGGTATGCTGTGTAGACACGCTCAACAGAGTCAGATGCATCGCAATCTCCAGTTCCTGGACCAACAGCAACGATTCCTCGTTCTACTGGACATTCTCCAAGTTCGCCTGCAGATAGATTAAGTGTCTGACCTGTAGATGCTGACTTGTTTCCTGTAAGTTGTGTATCTTTAAATGCTAGTGCAAGAAGCAAATTTTCTAGTGTTGCTTCAGCAAAAGCGGTAGCAAGATTAACCTGCATGCCTTGCTTATATAGTTTTGCAACGTCAAGAATCTGATCAACTGCAACCTCACCGAAATCAGGTTGGAATTGTAGTTCAAGACCGTTCATTGTGTAACCTACGTTAGTGTAGGATGCATCTGCTGTAAGCGTATCTTTAAAAGACTCGCTTGAGTCAAAACCTTCCAGTGTTCCTGGAGTAAGTGTTGTATCTGCAACGAAAAGGGCTGCTGCACCAACGATGATATTATTTGACGTACCACGGCTATATGGCATATTTATTTACCTCTTTCATAAAGTTTTATTAAGTTGTTTGGCGTGTTTCCTCAAGACCAATTATACTGCCTTTTATGTATATCTAGAATCTGCTTCTGTCTTTATATGATAGTCATATTCAACAATTATCTTGTTTACAAACAAGGTTCTGGCTGATGCTAGTTCTGCAACGTCTCTGCTTTCGTCTGCTTGATATACCCTCGTATTATGGAAATAAATGTTATATGGGATTGTATTGCCCTGTGAGTTTAAGACTGGATTAGCAATAGCCCAGGAGTTGATATCTTGAGCAGATGAGTCTTCACGATCCAAAGCATTAGATATTACACGAACTGCGTCTATTAACTTAGCAACGTCTGTTGAGTATAAGAAATATATCAGTTGCTCTCTTTTACGAGCATAAAATGGTGTTGGTCTAAATCTCATAAGTCTGTCATATACAACTAGTAATGGGCTTTCTGTTTGTCTTATTACAATGCTGTCATTGTATAGGTCTTCAATATTTGTTGGAAATTGTGCTGGAACCATGGGGCTTGGATTTAAAAGATCTGCTTCTGCGACAAGTCCATAATATGCCAACTCTGAAAGAATGTATCCATTTAAAAATGTTGGTGGAAATCCAGTGTCTGTTAATATAGTCATAGTTCTATTCTACTCCAATTGTTGCATTAGCAATCCATTTAAATCCAGTATCAATACCCTTGCTTCTTCCCATTCTTGATCCAGCCCTTAGATTCTTTTTATATAGAGTTGGTTTATTAATATATTCATATAGGCCAGATGCTTTTATAAATGATTGTTTAAAATATCTTAAAATAAATTCATCAACAGTTGATTCAAAACTTCCGTAAACTTCATCTCCGCCTGGATTAGTTACTGTTACTTGTTTTTTTGTAAAAACATCTCCGTTAGGTCCACTAAATCTTAACGCTTGTGACCTTGTTGGAGCAATTGTTACTGGAATACCATCTTCCATTATTTTTGCTTTATTGTAAAATGGAACTGTCATGTTTTCTGAAACCGTTCTTGATTGCCTAAATTTAGAATTTAAAGATAGTCCAAGATTGCTAACGGTATAGTTTAAATCAAATAGCCTTGAGCCTGGGCTTCCAGTCTGGTTCCACTCATAAACATGGTGCAGTGCTTTAGGGTTTGCTCTTGCTTGAACATCTACATATTGTGATAGTGCTTGTATTACGCCAACTCCAAGTTTGTCTAAAAATATTCTTTTACCTTTTTGAACACCATCTAAAAATCCAAATGAATAATTAATAATATTTGTCATTTGTTTATCAAAAGCCTTTGTGTTCATTGTAACTATCATTAGTCGCCTACTGTCTGATTCTCAGTTCTGCGCCAAAGCATTTTATAATATTCTGTATTTCCAAAAGGTCCAGTAAATGGCTCTACTGTTGCTATTTCATAGATGGTGCCTCTGCCAGTTCGTGCACCTGCTGTTTCCCTGTAGATAACGGAATCGTTACTACTTCTAATATTTGTAATTAATATGTTTGTTATTGCGTTATACGAACCATTTGATGATAACCTTGGATCATTGCCTGTTCTTGCAATTAGTTTATTTTCGTATTGTAAAAATGCCTCTGGTTTTATATCTTCAGTTCCTACTCCACCTACTGGTGTTGCGTTACATATAATTGTTCTATCGTATACCCAGTCTTTTTTAGGTTGCCCATAATCACCTTGTGTAAGAATTGGAAAATATATATCTGCCTTCATTGGATACATGAAGTCTGTAGTTTCGCATACAGCCATTACAACACTCCAGGACGAACAATATTATTAACATATTTAGACAAAATCTTGTCTACAATAATATTTCCAGTACCCTCAATCATTCTCTTGTCATACTCAATTTTAAATTGATCAGTGCTGTAGTTCTTTACATATCTCTTATAGTAATCTAATTTTCCACACTTAATATCATCAATTAAGAGTTTAGTTGCATCTTGAATATCAATTGGAACGACTTTATATCCAGTTTCAAGTAAGAAAATATAATCTGTGCCTTGCTGGAATCCTACACCAGGTGTAATCGTCTGTGTGTTTCCGCTGTCTTCTGTATCAAATAAAGCATAGGAATCTGAAACACCAAGTGGAATTCTTGATGGGCGTCGCTCTGCTCTATTTAATGAATCTGTTGCCTGAAGTGGATCTTTTGTAATTGCTGTTTTATCTTTTGTAATAACATAATCAAAGTCTCCAAGTGCTGGACCATCTGGATCACTTGTATCGTATACTAGTTCTGCATTCTCGTATGCCTTTAAAATTTTATGTGTTCTGTCCCAAAGTGGAATATAATCTGTTTCTTGTCCAACAACCTCTAAAAATTTACGATTGTAATAAAACCCATCAACCATTGTATCAATAATTGCTCTAGCAAGAGATTCGTACTCTTTATACTTTGCAATTTCTGTTGCAGATGTTTCATTGTATGATGCTGCTATAGCAATTGGATCAACGTATGGGCGTTCAATCTGTAGGTTGTCTTCAACAACAATATCGCCACGTTCTCCATCTATATCTTCATATACTGTTACAGCATAGGACTTATCATATCTTACAAAGTCTCCAGATAATTCATACGTAATTTTCCCTTCTGATGAGGAAGTTAGTCCAGACTCTCCGCTAACAAACACTTCAAGTTCTGTTTGCTCTGGTACGTCTTCAATAACAAGAATATAGTCTGCTGACTCATCTGGAACTGTATAGGATACAGAAAGGGGATATGGGGGTGTGCGAAGAATGACTGACATTGTTATTTACCGTAGTATGAGGCTACTTCTTCAGGCTGTGCAATTCTGACTGCCTTACGAGTAATCCACTGTTCCGATGCCTCCTTTGAGACTATGTTGTATCCCACCTTTAGTTCCCCAAGTCCACCCCAATAGATATTTCTATCTGAATAGAGTGCTACCTTTTCAATTGGTGCTTTTTCTTCTTTAACATTATTCGTTAATCCACTTGGAATAAAACTTGCAATTACTTCTAAAATTTCTAACTTAGTAGATACCCCAAATAGATCAATGTCATTTTTCTTAGCATAAGATTTTAATTCCATTACGGTCTTTTTTGCTAATTCTTCAATTGTCATATAATCTCCTACGTTCATTTGTAATTATACCAGAATATGACTAAGGGAGGACAGAAATTAATCTATCCTCCCTCAATCTGGGTGGTCAATGATTATGAATCAGTTGAATCTGCATCTGCATAAGATACAGCGTCTAATTCTTCCCATTGAATACCAAAACGGACGAATACTGTGTATTCAATTGTGTCCTTCTTTGGCTTGTATTCACGATTTACTGTGATGTCTCTCTGGAATCCCCATACACGGTTTGCTGGGAATGTAAGATCTACATAACCTGCAGGGTAGTAAGGAACTTCAAGAACGTCTACACCTAGTACACGAGTTGTGCGTGAGTTGCCAAGTGTTTGTGCATTTCCATCAAGGTAATCTTGACGATTTGCTGGTGTTCCTGCTGTGCGAGTAGCAAATGCTTCTGCTACTGCGTCTGCGAGTGTACCGTTGTTCTTAACAATACCCTGGAATGCGTCTGTACCAGCATAGAACTTCAAGTTAGACTTGATAGCACGATACTTGCGTGGCATAGCCAAGATAATGTTTTGCATTGCTGCAGTTGTCCACTCATTGTTTGATACAGTAACTGCTGCTTCGTGAGCATCATTTGCTGCAACTTGATTTACCTGAGCAACGAAGCCAGGCATGATTGAAAGGAAGGCATCTGCGCCTGATCCAATTCCGTTAATCGCAAGATCTTCAATATCGTTAGCGAAAGCATTTGTCATCAAGCGAACTAGATGATCTTCAAGTGCTGCACCTTCAATATTGTCTTCAAGTGATTCTGTAGAAACTTCCCAGTCAAGACGAATCTTTTTGGTTGTTAGTTCTACCTTAGAAAATGTTGCGCCAGCGTTTGTGTAGTCTGGTGCACCCTGTGCTGCTGCACGGATAACACGCTCTCCAACGTTGACCTTCTCAATTTCCATTGTATTTGCTCGCATTGTAACCTTACGGCCATCTTTGGCGAGAACAGTTGCATCCCACACGTAGTCAATAAAACGACGTGCTTGCTCAGGTGCTAGAATACCACCAGAGACTCCTGTAGGATTTACGGCATTTGCTCCTGTTGTAGAACCAAATGCTGCTGTTGCTGTGTTACCAAGCGCTGCTGCTGGACTTACGTTACCGTCAGCATTACGTCCTGTTGCACCACCAACACCACCAGATACTAATGAGCCTTGGGAGTTAATTTCTGCTCCTGCGCCACCTGAACCTGGATAGTTTTT